GCGGGGGATTTCCGACAAAGACATGTCGCCCCAGGCGCAGGCGGCGCGCCGCATCGCAGGCTTCGCCGACCTCGACGGGATCGAGTTCGTGGCCCGCATCGATGTCGGCACCGACGCCAATGGCGAGGCCAAGAACGAGGTCCGCTCGGCGGTGACGCCGGACCACAAAGGCTACGCGACCGTCGCCGGCAACCAGCCTGCCGCCATGCCGGCCTACGCCCCGCCGTCCGTCCCTCCTGCCGTGTCGGCACCGCCGGCCACCCCGGGCGGCACGGTGCGCCCGACCTGGGCTCGCTGAGGCACGGGCGCCATGCTGCTTCGTCCCCGCCAGAAGACCTTTGTCGAGCGCAGCCTTCATGCGCTCGACGAGCATGGAAACACGCTCGGTGTGGCGCCAACAGGTGCTGGAAAAACTATCCTGTTCTCCGCCGTGGCGGGGCAGGTCGTCGGCGCGAGCGGGGCGAAGGCCGCCGTCCTCGCTCATCGCGACGAGCTGACGGCCCAGAACCGGGACAAGTTCGGTCGCGTCAATCCAAGTATCGGCACCTCTGTCGTCGATGCCACGACCAAGTCCTGGGCCGGGCAGGTGACCTTCGCCATGGTGCCGACGCTCACCCGGCCGGCGAACCTGCAGGCCATGCCGGCCCTCGACCTGGTGGTGATCGACGAGGCACATCACGCCATCGCCGACAGTTATAGGCGGGTCATCGACCGAGCCCTGCAGCTGAACCCGGCGTGCCGGATCTATGGTGTCACCGCCACGCCCAACCGGGGTGACAAGCGCGGGCTGCGGGCGGTGTTCTCCAACGTCGCCGACCAGATCCGGCTGGGCGAGCTGATCCAGGCCGGGAACCTGGTGCCGCCGCGCACCTTCGTGATCGACGTCGGCGTGCGCGAGGAGCTGTCCCGGGTAAAGAAGGTGGGCGACGACTTCGACATGGCCGAAGTCGGCCGCATCATGAACCAGCGGCCGGTCACCGAGGCCGTCGTCGCCCATTGGCGCGAGAAGGCTCCGGATCGGCAGACCGTCGTGTTCTGCTCCACCGTGGCGCACGCCGAAGCCGTCGCGGCGGCGTTCAATGCCTCCGGCATCGACACTGTCCTGGTCACCGGTGAGATGCCCGACGCCGAGCGCCGGGGCGTGCTGGCGGCCTACGCATCGGGCAAGGCGAGGGTGATCGTCAACGTCGCGGTACTGACCGAGGGCTGGGACCATCCGCCGACCAGCTGTGTCGTGCTGCTCCGACCGAGCTCCTTCAAGTGCACCATGATCCAGATGGTCGGCCGGGGCCTGCGCACGGTGAACCCGCAGGAACATCCTGGCGTGGTCAAGTCCGACTGCATCGTGCTCGACTTCGGCACCTCGTCTCTGCTGCACGGCTGCCTGGAGCAGGACATCGATCTCGACGGGTATCAGGGACAGGGGGAAGCGCCCACCAAGATCTGCCCGTCGTGCGAAGCCGAGGTGCCGCTTGCGGTGATGGTCTGTCCGCTTTGTGGGCACACCTTCGAATCGGGCGGCGGCGGCGGGCCTGAGCCGATCGACACCTTCATCATGACCGAGATCGACCTCTTGAGCCGGTCGAGCTTCCAGTGGTGCGATCTCTTCGGCGATGACGGGGCGCTGATGGCCAATGGCTTCAACGCCTGGGGTGGCGTGTTCTTCCTGGAGGGGCGCTGGCATGCCGTCGGTGGCGCCAAACAGCTTCCTCCCAGGCTCATCGCGATGGGCGAGCGCACGGTTTGCCTGGCGGCGGCCGACGACTGGCTCAACGAGAACGAGACGGACGAGTCGGCGCACAAGTCCAGGGGGTGGCTAAAAGAGTCCGCCACGAACCGGCAGCTTGCCTACCTGCCGCCCGAGTGCCGGCTCGACTACAGCCTGACGCGCTACAAGGCCTCCGCGCTGCTGACCTTCCGCTTCAACCGCGGCGCCATCCGCTCGCTGGTACTCAACGCAACGGCGTCCAGCCTGGAACAGGCGGCATGACCGGCCATGCGCAATCCCGTCGCACCCTGCGCCGTCTGCGCGCGCTCCTCCCGAGGCTTCGGCTGGTTCGATCCGACCCGCCAGAAGCCATCCCGGCCCAGCGTGGCCTTCTGCAGCATGTCTTGCCAGGCGTTGTGGACCGGCCTGGCCCGGAGGTCTTTCGACATGGTTGATCTGACCGAGCAGGAACAGGCAGCCATCCGTGCCGCCATGAGGCCCGTGGCCGAGATCATGGAGGAGATCGGCTGGGACACCCGCCTGATCGACCTCACCGAGTCCCAGGTGCTGACGCTGATCGAGGTCGCTGTCGGCGGCTTCCAGGACGCCATGCACGCCACTGCTCGTAACAGCCCAGAGGTGCCCTTCTGATGCTGGACTTCAACAGCCGCGCCCAGACGGCGGACCACGTCAACGGCGCGATCGACACCGCCCTGGTCGCGCAGGATGCCGACCGGACACCGCGACCCTATCTCGGCGGCTCGCGCCTCGGCCATCCCTGCGAGCGCGCCCTGCAGTTCGAGTTCACCGCCACCCCGAAGGACGAGGGAGCGGGGTTCGACGGCCGCATCCTGCGCATCTTCGCCATGGGCCACGCGCTGGAGGACCTCGCGGTCGACTGGCTGCTCCGCGCGGGCTTCGACCTGCAGACGCGCAGGGGCGGCGACAAGGCCGGCCAACAGTTCGGCTTCTCGGTCGCCGGCGGGCGCATCCGCGGGCATGTCGACGGGGTGATCCTGGGCGGACCGCCGATCCCGCAGCTGGGATTCCCGGCGCTTTGGGAATGCAAGACCATGAACGCCAAGTCCTGGCGGGCGACGGCGAGCAAGGGCGTGGTGGCGTCCAAGCCGATCTATGCCGCCCAGATGGTGATCTACCAAGCCTACATGGATGCATCACTCCCGGGCGTCGCGGGCAATCCGGTGTTGTTCACGGCCATCAACAAGGACACCGCCGAGCTGCATCACGAACTGGTGCCGTTCGACGCCGCGCTGGCGCAGCGCATGAGCGACCGGTCGGTGCGTATCCTGCAGGCCACCGACGCCGGCGACCTGCTCCCTCGGATCGCGACCAGCCCGGACTTCCACGAGTGCCGCTTCTGCCCCTGGGCGCAGCGCTGCTGGGGGCTGCCGGCATGAACGACGATAACGTCATCCACTTCAATCCGTGGCGTGATTTCAACGACGCGGCGCCCCCTCTCGAACCGGAAATCGATCCCGACCCGGAGCAGATCGCGATCTTTCTCGATCTGGTATTCGGCTATTGCGACGGTTGGGTGCCGCTGCGCGGGTTCGTCGACAAGGGGCAGGGCATCGACGGTCGCCCGCACAATGTCTGGGTCGAGGCCGATAGCGCGATGCTCGAGAAGGCCATCGCCTTCGCCGGATGGGCGGCCCGGGAGGGCGCAGCGGTCTACGTGGTGCCCGGCACCGTGGCCGAGAGCGGCAAGGCCCGATCGGCCGACGTGCGGCAGATGCAGACCGTGATGGTCGATCTCGATGCCGGCGACATCGCGGCCAAGCTCGATCACCTGATACAATACCTGGGTGAGCCGACGCTGATCGTCGAGAGCGGCGGGCGCACGCCGGACGGGCTCGACAAGCTCCATGTCTGGTGGCGGCTGAGCGAGCCGGCCGAGGGCGAGGACCTCGCACTGCTGTGCCGCCTGCGCGGCGACATCGCGGTCAAGGCCGGCGGCGATACCCACTTCCGCTCGGCGCACCAGCCGATCCGGATGGCGGGCTCCGTCTACCACAAGAACGGGTTTCGTCGGCTGGTCACGATCCGCCGCCACGATCCCGGCATCGAGGTACATCTGCAGGACTTCGCGGAGCGGGTCGACGCCATGCCGCCGCTGACCGGCGTCGGATCCGAGCCCGGCCCATCGACCACAAAGCCGTCCATCGAGGCGGTGCTCACGACGCCGGCGCATGAGGGCGGCGAGGATGCGTGGACCCGGTTCCAGGGCGCGAGTGCTGCCATCGGCCACTTCATCCGCCTGGTCCACGACGGTCGCATGACCGGCGATGAAGGCTGGGAAGCCATCTGCCAGTACAACGCAGCGATGCTGCGGCCCGAGTGGCCGCTGGAACGGCTGAAGGCAGAGGCGGAC